CGGCGAAAATCGGCGTCTGGAAGAACGCCAGCAGTTTCCCCAGCTTCTCGTCCAGGTCGGCCTTCTCGGTAATCACGCGCTGCTGATGCGGCTGCAGCCCTTCGGCCGGCTCGTCGGCGGTGACGTGCTCAAACATCTGCCGGGTCTGATCAGCCGTCAGCAGGTTCGTACCAGTCGGCCAGTGCGGTGAACTGGGTGCGATGTGGCCCGGGTTGAATGTCACGCCCGCGTCAGGTCCGAAATCCCCCGGCAGCTTCCACGCGAGGAAGCGATCCACCATCTTGTCGATATTGCTCATGTCCTTCTCCATAGAAATTGCCGGATAACCCGGCGTGCAAGGGCGCGAGGGGGATTAGACTTTCTCGATAAACGGCGTCGTCACCGGGTCGATCCCGCACGCGCGGAAATAGCCCCGAATGTTCGTAGCAATCATCGTGCCCGCCGCCATGTATTGCTCGCATTGATCCAGCCATCGGCGCAAGTGGGCCATATAGTGCTGCGATGCGGCAGGGTAGGTGTCAATGCCTTCCCCGCCTGCGATGGTCTTGTGCAGAAACAGGATTCCGCCGAGCCCGTAATCATTCAGGCGTTTGATTTCCGCGTCGGTATGCCAGCTATTTTCTTTCTCTGCGTTGATGCATGGCAGATGGAATGCGCGGTGCCCCGGCTGCCATGAGTTGAGATACCGCCCTCGATAGCCGCGTGCGATTTTAAAGCCTGCGCTGCGCGCGGCCATTTCGACGGTATGGTTTGAGGAATTGAAAGGCCACGCCATTCCAAACGCGCCTGTGTCAAACCCGTTCGATTGCATGAACTCTCGACTCCTACGGAGTTCCAGCGCCGCATCCGCTTCGGTAGCGAGCGCCATGTCGGGGTGCGAATTCGTATGCGCGAAAATCTCTGCGCCGCGCAGGTAGCACTCGCGGAGCATTGGCACCGTCATATGCGTACTACGATTGGTCCACACCGTCGTGACATTGAGCGTGTAGGGAAACCCGCGCCGCTCCAGCTCAGGGATGGCGAGGTCGTAGAATTCTCGCGGAACGTCATCTGCCCCGAACATGACTGCCGCAGTGCACCACCCGTGCGGGGCCAGCCACACCCCCGCAACGTATGCGGTCGACTCCGCCACGTTGTTTAATCGAACCTGGATCGACCTGACTTGCGTGGTTGCATTGACAGAACCGGGCTCGACCCATCCGCCCCAAATGTTATTGCCGACCCTGCCGTATTCGGACGCGCCAACATAATCCTCATTGCCGTGTCCGCATGCGAGAAAGTTCCATCCATACCGCACGCGCTCGTTTAGCCATGTAAATTTGCGGTACGTATTCGCGTCTGCAAACGACGACCCGCTGGTCATCGCCAGCTCTACGGACGCGACGACTCTATCGACCCACACCGCGACGATCCATACATCATCGGGCGCGGGGTCTATGGTTACGGCGTTGTACCATTGGACGCTGCAAAGGCCCTGCCCTGTACCTCCTACGATTTTTAGGGCAGGACGCCCCGTAACAGGGCAATACGCATCCGTAGATATTCCCGCAGTAGCGCCAGTCGCCAACGTAGTACCGCTGAATTCTTGCACAGCGTCGTAGCTATACGGCTGTACCATCGGGGTCGGCTGGATTTTGACAAGGCTGTTTCGCGGCGCTCCGACAGCCTGAATCTCAGACCCGCCCGCAGCAAAAATTCTATTCCCCCCACCCGGACCCGTCGTCGTCTCGACAAGCCCGTTCCGGCTGCCGTCGGGCTTGCGGATGTAGGGCACGCCGTCGGGGCCGAGTTCGAGCGCCGCGGGCTGGGTGACGGGGGCTGCGGGAGGCGAGGCGGCATCGTGCCTGGCCTCGGCGGGGCCAGGGGCGGTGCCCGGGTAGGTCCAGCCCGGCGTGGGGTGCTCGAACGTGGTGGGGCCGGATGCGGCAGGGACTCGGGTGCGGGATGAGCTCATGGTGTCCTCGTAGGGGTGCCGGTTACGCCACGTTGTCCGGCGCACTCTGGGCGGTGGTCATCCCAACCGCGGTGCCGATCTTTCAGAGGTGTTCAGCAGGGCGCCTCATCAAACGGCGGCGCCCCGGGGGGTATGCGTTACAGCCCCAGCGCGTTTCGCTGTTCGGCCAGGCGATCGACGCCGCCGACGACTTCGACGAAGTTCATCAGGTCGATCTCGACTTCGACCTGGCCGTCGACCGTCAGCTTGTAATAGCTGAGGTTTGCCATGACCTTGAGCGGGGCGTCTTCGCCGGCCTTGGCGGTGCCGGGGTCGAGCTCGGTGTAGCGGCCGCGGGCGACGACTTCCACCGCGGTGACCTGGTCGGAGTCTTCGCGCTGCCAGGCGCCGACGAAGCGCACGAGGGCGCCGTCGACCTTGCTGATCCCGAACTGGCGATAGACGCGCACGTCCATGCCGACGGTGAATTCCATGTTGAGGGCTTCGAGACCCATATCGGCGGCGACGGGGCCGTTCATGCCGCCGCCGCGGAATTCTTCGGTCTTGCGGGTGAGCTTGGGCAGCACGACCTCTCTGGCGACGCCGGCGTAGGACTCGCCGTCGAGCAGGAGGTTGAAGTTCTTGAGCTTGCGGGGGAGTGCCATTGCAGTGTCCTCGGTGGGCGGGCGTGGCGGCGGATCATCTTCGTTGGATCACGAAGATGATCCGGGCGGCTTAGGCGTTGATGCGGTCGGCGAAATCGACCAGGTAGCGGTCGGTGATGCGCTGCTGGAAGACGAGGTTTTCGAGCGGCGGGACGGGGGTGTAGTCGTAGTCGATGTAGAGCTTGCCGCTCTTGAGGGTGGTGGCGTCATTGACCTCGGTGTTGTACCAGGCGCGCGCATCGACGATGTATCCCCGCCCTTTCAGCTCGCGGAACTTGGCGTTGATGCCTTCGATGATGTCCTTGACCAAGGACGGGTGCATGGGCTTGTCGACCGCCCACATGTGCGCCTCGGCGATGGTGTCGGCGAGGATCTGCGCGGTGCGGGTGTAGTTCTCGAACGCGAACAGCGGATCGTCGCTGCAGGTGCGGCTGCCCCAGAAGCGGAAGCCGTCGCGGCGCACGAGGGTGGTGACTTCGTCGGCGTTGAGCAGGCCGGCGTCGGTGGCGGGGTTCTGCAAATCGAAGAACACGTCATTGCTGATGCCGGTGACGCCATTGACGCCGATGTTGGACAGCGTCTTGTGCCAGCCGATGTCCTCGTCGAGCTTGGCGCGCAGGCCGACGGCGCGGGCGGTGGCCCAGGCGGTCTCGGTGGCGGAGGTGGCGACGTTGAAGGCGAGGAAGTCGGGCCAGATCAGCATGAGTTCGCGCTGGCTGAAGTTGGCGCGGTAGGCGATTGCCGCGCTGACGGTGTCGCAGTTCCACGCGGCGACGTAGGCGAAGGCGCGCAGCTTCCGCGCGGCGGTGGCGAGCGCGGCGGCCACGTCCTGGTTGTCCAGGCCCGGGCAGGCGAGGATGCGCGGGCGCACGCCGATCTTGGCTTCGGCGGCGAGCAGGGCCTGCATGCCCGTGTATTGGCCGCCAACAGTGACGGAGCCGATGACGTTGGTGGTGGTGGCGGCGGCGTCGAGGCCTTCGGCCACGCGCACCACGACGACGATGGGGGCGCCGTGGTCGGCGATGGCATCCAGCGTCTTGGCCAGCGTGCCGTCGGTGCCGGCCTTGCCGATGGCGGTCATGATGTTGGTGACGAGCACCGGGGTGTTCAGGGGGAATGCGGTGGCGTCGGCGTCGTCGGCGGTGCAGACGATGCCGATGACGGCGGTGGCGATGGTGCGGATGGGGCGGATGCCGTCGTTGACTTCGACGACTCGCACGCCGTGGTGGTAATCGGTGGCCATGGGGCACGTCTCCGGCTGGGTGGTGGGCGCTGCGCCCAGGGTGCAGGGTGATGACGTGCGCAGGATGCCGCGCGCGCGCGGGGCCATGGCGCACGGCGTGTTGTGTGCCGGCGCAGGTAGAACCGGGCCGGCTGTTGCGGGGGGCTACGCGCGGCGCGCGGTGCGCTAGGGGGTGTCGCGGCGCGGCTGGCGAGGCGTGGGGATGATCACGCGCAGGCGACGCTCGCAGTAGAGCAGGCAGGCGACGCCGAGCTCGAGCAGCACGGTGGGCCACTGGGGGATGGTGCCCAGGGTGATGGCCAGGAGCTGCGCCGCGGCGCCGACGGTGAGCAGCCACATGGCCACGCGCACCGGGCCGGGGGTGGCGGGCGTCATGCGGTTGAGGGCGGGCTCGGCTCGCCACAGGATGACGGCACAGGCGCCGGCGGATGCGAGGGAGAGCAGCAGGGGCGTCATTTGGCGACCTCCTGGGCCTTGCGTTGGGCGAAGCGGAGCAGGCTGCGGCCGATGACATCGACGGCGAGCAGGCCGAGGCCGAGCGCTACGGGGAAGCCGGCGATCTGCGTGGGCACGGTGTCGGGCAGCCAGCCGTTTCCGGCGGCGTAGCCCACGGCCAGCGGCGAGCCCCAGCCGCCCACCAGGGCGCTGAGGCTGACGCGGGACACGCGGTCGAGCGCGCCGAGCACCGGCTGGTAGGTCATGGCCCACCAGCCCCCGGCTGCGCCGGCGCACAGCAGGGCGGGGTCGAGCCCGGTGGCGACGCCGAACAGGGTGACGCCTGCGGCGGTGAGGCCAAAGGCGGAGGGGGTAACGGGCTCGGTCATGGGCGTTGGCCTCTTGTTGGATGGTGGTGCGCGGGTCAGCCCGGCAGGTCCGCAGGCGGCAGATCCAGCGCGGGCAGCTCGGCGATGAGCTGCGCGGCGGTGGGGATGGCGCGCGTGCCGGCTTGCACGTCTGCCAGCACCTGGTAGCAGTGCGCCCACACCAGCGAGCGCCAGGCGCGCAGGGCGCGGCCTTCGGCCTGGAAGAGCGGGACGGCTGGCTCTTCCGCGTAGGTGACGGCGGCATTGATGTCGTCGTAGCCGCGCGCCTGGGCGGCGGCGTTCATGTGGGCATAGACGGCATCGGTGAGCGCGGCGCGGATCTGCTCAGCGGAGGGCGCCGGCGGCGGGGGCGGGTCCTGGGCGACGGGGTAGCCGTTGGTATCTGCGACGATGCGCTTGCCGGCGGCCTGTGCGGCGATCAAGGCGACGTGCTGGCCCTTGCTGATCTCGACTGCGTCTGCGGGCAGGGTCGCGTTGATCTCAGTATTGTAAAACCCGTGCGTGGATGCGGAAAAAAGTATTGGCATGATTGCTGGCCCTTAGTACCCGATGGCAACCCAGTAATGTTTGGTGCCGTTGGGCGAATTGGCGTTGTATGGCGCCGTGGTTGTGTGCTCGATGCCGCTGATGTAGAGCTGCGTGGCGGTCAAACCGCTGACGGATGCAGAGTTGTTGTCGACCATCGATACCGCCACGGCCGCCAACCCAGCGGTGGGGAATGCGACAGGTAGCGTGGCATTTGCGCCGCCAGTCCCACCCGAGGCCGTGACGGTCCCCCACTGCAAGACCAGGCCGCCCGGGAGTCGTTGATACCCGCTGGCGGCCAGCGACTGGTTCCCCCCCTTGAAGGCGTCCCCAAGCGTGGCCGGCGTGATTGCCCGCACGGTGTCTGTGAGCGCCTGCGCCTCTGCCGATGTCGCGCGCTCGATGAGGCCGGCTACCGTTTCCGACGCCGCAGGCACAAGCGCCGCGATCGCCTGCTTTGCCCGCAGCGGCGTCATGTACTTCGTGTCGACAGACCCCGCCTCTGCTTCGCCCTGCGTCGCAACCCCGTAGTTGAGCACGCTCCCAAGCCCCACTTGCGACTTGGTAACCGCGTGTGGGTTGCTGGTGTTTCCGGTATGCCCTGCGAGGCTTGCGGCGGTTGCATACCCCGATTCGATCGCCGCGATGTCGAGCAGGATGGCTTCGACCTGCGCCTTGAGCCACGCGGTGCGGTTGGCGAGCTGGTTGGTGGGCAGGTTGTCGATGCCACCGGGGCCGCCCTGGACGGGGTCGGTGGTTTCGAAGCGGTAGATGCCCGCCTCGTAGGTGGGGGTTTCGGTGAGGTTGGCCATGGTCAGGCTGCTCCGTAGGTGATGGTGCCGTCGCGCAGGCGGGCGCCGTTGCGCAGCCAGGCGGTGGCGGTGAAGTTGAGTTCGTCGAGGGTGCAGCGCGCGGGGGCGGTGGCGTCGAGCTGGCGGCGGGCGAGGGCGGCTTGGGCCAGCGTGATGGGGCGGTTGATGGTGACGCGGTAGGCGCCCCATTCGGCCGATTCGTCGCGGGTGCGGGTGCCGTTGTGGGTGGCGGTGCCGTTGCGCACGAATGCGCTGATGCCTTCGACGATGTGGGCGGTATAGCCGCGCGCCTCGTCGATGAGGCCGACCGATCGCAGCGCCTGGCGCACGCTGCCCACGGTGCCCTTGCGCGCGTGCATGGGCAGCGCGGCGGCGCAGACCTGGCGCTTGACCTCTTCGGGCCAGGCGTCATCCCACTCATCGACCGACAGGGCCCAGGCGAGCGCGGGCAGGCCGGCGGCTGGGCAGGCCCAAGGGTCCCACAGGCGCGGCACTGGCAGCGCGCCGAGCGGGGCGGCGGCCTCGGTGATGGCGCGCTCGAGTGCCGTGGCGGATGGGGGGAGCAGGCTGCGGTCGGTCATGCCGGGTTACTCGCCGGTGATGCCCAGGGTGAGCGTGATGCCGGTGCAGTAGGCGGCTTCGTCGGGATCGACCTCGATGTCGGCCGCGGGGGCGGCAAGGTCGACGCGCAGGGCGCCAGGCTGGTGCAGGGCGGCGAAGAGCGCGGATCTGGTGACGTCGCGCCCGCACTGGTGCAGCTCGTCGGCCAGGGCTTCGGCGGCGGCCTGGGCGGCGTCGAGCATGGCCTGGGGCGATGGGCCGGGCAGCACGTTGATGGTGGCGGTGATGCTGTAGGTGACGACGGTGGCGGTGACGACATCGACCGAGTCGCACAGGGGGCGGACGGTTTCGGCGTTGAGCGCGGCATTGACCAGGCCGAGCAGTGGGGCGGGGGCGGTGCCGTTGCCGGTGCGCGAGAGCACGGCGACGCGCACGAGGCCGGGCGTGGGGTTGCTGATGTTGGCGTCCTTGACGTCGGCGTCGGCGGACAGGGTGTGGAACAGGTAGGCGCCGCGGCTGCCGGCGACGCTGAGGCCTTCGGGGGCGAGCTGGATGCGGCGGCGGAAGTCGGCGTCGGGCTCGAGCACGGCGGGCGTGGGCGGCACGGCGGCGGAGTTGGCCGGGGTGATGGTGAGCCGGGTGACGCCGTAGAGGGCGCCGAGGTTGTCGAGGTCGGCGCCGGTGGCCCAGGGGAGCATGCAGGCGCGCGCGGCGTCGTTGATGCGGGCGCGCAGCAGCAGCTCGCGGTAGGCGGTTTCCTGGAGGAACTGGGTGAGGGGCTCGGATTCGAGCGCGAGCACGGCGGCGAGATCGGGCTGCTGGGCGGTGGGGGCGAGGGTGAGCAGGCGGGCCTTGCGGTCGGCGAGCAGGGTCTCGTAGTCGAGCGGCTCGATGACGGCGGGGGCGGGCAGCAGGGAGAGGTCGATCAGCGTGGTCATGGCCGGGCTCAGGCGAAGGCGATCGGCACGGCGAGGGCGAGCTCGGCGCCGGGTTGATCGGTGCGCACGAGCTGCAGGTCGACGACGATGCGGCCGGGCTGGGTGGCGTCGGGGGCGAAGCGGGCGCGGGTGATGCGCACGCGCGGTTCCCACTGCAGCAGGGCGTGGTAGGTGGCGGCGACCAGGCGCAACAGGGTGGCGCCGTGCATGGGCTGGTCGATGAGTTCGGGCAGCAGGCTGCCGTAGCTGCGCCGCATGACGCGGGTGCCGATGGGCGTGGCGAGGATGTCGGCAATGCTTTGCCGGACGTGCTCGAGGTCGGCGATGGGGCGCCCGGTGGCGGCGTTGAGGCCCTGGTAGCTCATACCGGCGTCCCCGTCTGGCTGCCGCCGGCCTGGACGCCGCCGTGCTTGTGGGTGTGCAGGACGATGCCGTTGCTGCAGAGGTTGCCGCCGGTCTGGGTGATGGCGCCGGTGACGGTGATCTGCGGGCAGTCGATGGTGAGCGACTGGATGCCGGTGATGATCATGGCGCCGGTGGCGTGGTTGTAGGCGATGCGGGCGCCGTCGGGGTAGTCGGTGATGTGCTCGGCGCTCGCTGTGCTCGGAGCTTCCACCAGCTCCGAGTACAGGCCGGTGAGGACGATGCCGCCGGCGGGCTCGCCGCTGGGGCTGAGGATGATGGCCTGCTCGCCGACGGTGGGCGGGCACCAGGTGCGGGTGGTGCCGGCGCGCTGGGCGAGCCAGGGCAGCCAGCCGGTGAGGTTGCCGCCGGTCTGGACACGGCAGCGCGCGGCGTCGTGGTCGACGGCGGCGATGCGGCCGAGGCGGACGAGGTTGTCGAGCCGGCGCAGGGTGTCGAGGTGGGCGGTGTCTGGGTGCATGGCGGGCAGGATGCCGCGCGCGCGCGATGATGACGGGGTGCGCGGGTTTTGCGGTGGGGGGCTTAGAACACTGGCGGGCGCTGCACCATTTTGTTGAGGCCGCCGGAATGGTCGCCGGGCTGCGCTTTGCCGGCAGCGCGCTTGTGCGGCGGACCATTTTCGTGACGTCAGGAAAATGGTTCTGCGGCGCGCGGTGAGCGCCCAACGCCCCAGCTCAGGGGCGGCCGTAGGCCGTCCCGCTGGAGCGTGGAGTTATGCCTCGGAATCTGACAGACGGGAGACTGCCAGTGAGACGACATCTGATTGTGATATGCCCCGATCGCTCGCGATACGCTGAATGGTCTCAATGGTCGATACGGGGAGTCGCTGCGCCCATTGCTTGCGCGGCTCCCCGCTTTTCAGCGGGCGACCGGGGCCTATAGGTTTCCCTCGAAGCGGGCGCCGTTTGTGTAGGACTGGTAGCTGACGCCGATGGTGTTGTCGTAGCCGCCGGCCTCGGGGGTCAATTCCGTGCCGGCTGGCCATTCTTCGCCATTCACGTCGGTGGCGGGGGACTGAAAAACGACCGCACGGTCGCCGGGGAAAGCGTTGCGCTGCTTGGTGGTCGGGATGCTCATCTAAGTCTCCTTGGCTGGCGCTGCGTTGATTACAGCTCCATTATGTCTAGACACAACAATTATGTCAAGACATATTTTCGCGGGCACGGCGACAAGGGCATAACCCGTCAGTGGAGCCGACCTCGCGCGATAATGCCGCGCTCGGCGGCTCACTTTTTGCGTTCTCGCCCCGATTCGCACACCCCTCGCGCGGGGATCAGCGCGGCGTGAAGTGCCCGAGCAGGGCATGCAGGGTGTTGCGCTTGTCGTCGTCGGTGAAGCCGAGCAGCTCGCGCACGGGGTAGCGGATGGTGAGGCCGCGGCGGTTGACGCGGTCTTGCAGGCCGTACTGGTGCACGCGGGCGATGCGGCCGGATGCGCCGCTGATGTGGAGCTCGGCGCCGTCGGCGGTGGCGCTGGCCTTGAGGTGCGAGGGGGTGCGCAGGCGCTCGAACATGGTGCGGCGCAGGCGGCCGCGGGTTTCGCGCAACGTGGGCTGGGGCTTGCGGGGCTCGAATGCGGAGCCATCCGGGTTGCGCTGGGCGGCGATGCGGTCGGCCTGGCTGCGGCGCAGCTGCTGCACCAGGTCGCGCATGAGGGCGCGGCGCTGGGCGGGGGCGGCGCTGGCGAGGACGGAGCGCAGCCAGTCTTCGAGCGGGGCGGTGAGCGTGGCCATGCTTACGCAGGGGTGGGGCTGGGGGTGGTCCAGCCGGGGGCGGTGTTGGGCTTGACGAAGATGAGTTCCCAGGGGCCGCAGCCGGGGTTGAATTCGGGCTCGCCGACGTGGCGGGCGGTGGTTTCTCCGGTGTCGTGGTTGGTGGTGACGATGACTCGCTCGGAGAGCTGCAGGCGGATGGCGAAGTCCATGCTGCTGTGGTTGAGGATCTCGGCCTCGAAGGTGACGGCGCCGTCGGCGAGGTCGGGGTTGAGGCCAAGCTCGGGCTGGTTCACGCGCAGCCAGGCGAGCAGCGGGACGAGGGCGGCGCTGGCGTGGTGGGCGTAGTCGAGCAGGACCAGGTTGAGGCGGTAGCGGTATTCGAAGCTGAGGCTGTCGCCGTAGCGGCTGTGGATGCGGCCTTCGTCGATGTAGAGGATGAGGCGGTCGGGGTTTGCTGCGAGCTCGGGGAGGGCGGTTTCGAGCGCGGCGCGCAAACTGGCGGGTTTGAGCATGGCGGGCCTATGAGTGGCGGGGGGTGGCGTGCTGGTGCTGATCGCACAGGGCCTTGGCGTCGTCTGGGCTGGGGCAGGCGCCGAGGAAGGCGTGCAGGTGGAAGCAGTGGTAGACGGGGCTGGTGCCGATGTGGCGGCGGGCGACGAAGGATTTGCTGATGCGGTAGGGGCCGCGGGCGATCTGGCCCGGGCCGCGGCGCTCCCATCCGTCGGCGGCAGCTTCAGCGCTTGGCGCCGCGGCAGTCGTCGTGCTGCCGGCGGCAGGTTCCGGCGGCGTCGATGAAGTCGTGCAGCCAGAGGAGGACGGTGGATTCGGCATCATCGAGCAGGCTAGGGATTTCGGGGCAAGGGCTGAGGCATGCGGTCGGGGGCGGCATCGGCGCCGGCGTTGGCGACAGCGACGGCGGCGTTGATGTGCAGGCGGCGATCAGGAGGCCAGCGGCAATCGGGGCGATCGGTTTGAAGGGCATGGGCTTGTCCAGTCAGCCGTGCTGCACGAGCTGCAGCCGAGGAGCGCGCATTGCGTACAGCGGCCGCATGCCGGCGTTCGGATTCAGCCGCAGCGTCTGCATGTGCAGCCTGATGAGCCGCGACGATGGAAGCCTGCAGCTCGAGCGCGTGGCGGCCGCGCTCCACGCCCAGGCCGTGCAAGTAGCCTGCGAGAGCGCCCAGGCAGGCAGCAGCCAGGACAGCACCCAGAGTGCGGGCAGGGGTGAGCAGGGCAGATAGCACATCAGGCCTCCTGATGCTGTGGGTGATCGGGGGCGACCTCGGCGGCGTAGCGGGCATAGGCGCGGGCGAGCCGGGCGTCGTAGAGGTTGGCGCGGTAGTCGGGGCCGTTGTAGATGCGGGCGAAGGTGGCCCAGCGCAGCTCGCGCAGGGCGGTGTGCAGTGGCGGGTTGGCTTGGATGAAGGCGACGAACGCGCGGAGCTGATAGCCCTCGGTGGTGCTCATGAGCTCGGCCCAGCGCTGGGGGCTGGCGTAGCCGAGCAACTCCCAGTGCCAGCCCATGATCTGGAACAGGCCCCAGCTGCAGGATTCGATGGCTGCATCGGGGTGGATGCGGCTGGCTGCGGTGAGGCGGGCGTGTTCTGCGGCGCCGCCGAGGTAGCCGCCCCGGGCGGGGTTGATGAGGTCGGGGTGGCGGGCGACGAGGGCGGCGAGGGTGTCGGGCTGCACGCCGCGGGCCTTGAGGCGGCGGTGCATGATGTGGCGCTCGTAGAGGATGACGGGGCGGCCGTCGGGCAGGAAGCCGGTGCCGCGGGATTCGACTTCATTGACCGCGCGCACGGCGGCGAGCGGGACGCCGAGGTCTTGCGCGGCGATGACGAGGTCGAGCGCGGAGAGGTGGCGCGGGGTGCGGTGGTCGGCCTGCAGGGCGGCGAGCGTCTTGGGGCCGGCGATGCCGTCGATGACGAGGCCGTAGCGGCGCTGGGCGTCGCGCACGGCGGCGAGGGTGGCGGGGCCGAACCAGCCGTCGACGGTGATGCGGGCGCCGTCGGCCTTGAGCAGGGCCTGCAGGGTGCGGACGGCGGCGCCGTGGCTGCCCATTTTGAGCATGATCAGTCCCAGAGTTGCAGGCGGGTGGCCTGGGTGGGGGTGGCGGGCTGGGCGGGCAGGGTGATGAGGGTGCCGATGGGGAGTTCGGCGCCGAGGTCTGCCAGGCCGGGGTTTGCCTCGAGCACTTGCTCGGTGATGCCGGCGGTGCGGCCGTAGGTGCGCCAGCAGATCAGGTCGACGGTGTCGCCCTGGACGCTGCGGACCCGGGTGGTGCCGGTGGCCATCAGATGAGTTCCACCGTGGTGCGGGCGCGGCCGAGGATGTCGGCAATGGCCCAGTGGGCGTCGCGGCGCAGGTCGTCGATGGGGCTTTCGAGCTTGTCGGCGTACTGGTGGCCGTCGTTTGTGGTGTCGAAGCTGCGGTGGCGCTCGATGAGGCTGGCGGCGGCGAGCGCACAGACCGCGCGCTCGTATCGCTGCAGATGCAGGCTGATGCCGTCGATCGTGGGCGCGGGCACGTCGGCCATCGACGTGAATCCCGCTGCGACCTGGGCTGCCGCCCATTCGGCCAGCGCGTCGTTGCATGCGGCCATGGCATCAACCAGGGCAGCGCGAAGCCGTTCTGGGGACACTGTGCCGTCGATGCGCATGCGCGCGCGGCACACGACGATGTCAATGTGCGGGAAAAATTCCTCGTTGAGGATCGGCCGCTCGACGGGGGTGGGCGGTGGGGTTACGACGACGAATGACATGCTGCGCGACTCCGGTTGAGGTGGCGGTGGGGGCGTGGGGTGCGGGGAGGAGTCAGCCCCTTGGCCCACGCCCGCCGCCAGGCTGCGGGGTACGCTCGGTTATCCGGCGGCACTGGGGGCGTCGTCGGGGGGTTCGGTGGTCTCGGCGGCGCCCTTCTTGATCTCGCGCTCGAGGCGCTCGATGTCTTTCTTGACGCCGGCTTTTCCGTTGAGGGTGAGTGCGCGCTGCAGGTGCTGCAGCGCGGCGCTCGGGCTTTCGTCGCGCAGGGCGTAGCCGAGGGCCTTGCAGAGCTTGGCGCGGACTTCGTCGGGCATGTCGCGGTCGGCGGTCATGCCCTGGACGGCTTCGAGGGCGCCGACGTCGGCCGCTTCGCCGGCGGCGAGCTGGCGCAGGGCGAGCTCGGCGGCTTCTTCGGCGACGATGCAGGCGAGGCTGCGCTCGTAGTGGTCGGGCATGACGAGGCCGTGCTCGAGGCAGTAGGCGGCGAGCGGGACGGCGGCGGCGAGCTGGCCGCAGTCGATGTGCCAGACGAGGAGGGTGACGAGGACGTCATCCTGGCCGCCGCGGTTGGCTTCGAGGGCGCCGGCGATGTAGGGGGCGTATTCGGGCAGCAGCTTGCGCTTGTGCTCGATCTTGCGTTCGACGGACTGGATTTGCTTGAGCTGGCGGCGGTGCTCGGCGAGCTGGGCGAGCATGAGTTCGTAGCCGTTGGCGAGGCTGATGTCGATGCGCTCACCTGCGTCGGCAGCGGCGCGAGCGGCTGCGACGTGGGCCTGCACGTGGGCGCGAGCGGGGGAGAGGTTAGACATGCGGACTCCTGGCTGAGGCCGAGCCCGGCGCGGGCCGGGCTCGGGGTGGTGCTGGGCGATTACACGAAGGTGATGTTCTTGGCGATCGCGCCGCGGCCGTAGTCTTCGACCACGTAGGCGTCGTTGCTCGACTCGTAGTTCTCGATGCGGTCGCGCTTGGGGTTGTCCTCGATCGCGCGGCGGCGGGCGCCTTCCTGGAAGTAGATCGACAGGTTGTCGAACGTGGTGACCATGAGCACGCCAGCCGGCATGAAGGGCACGGCCATGGCTTGGCGGCCGCCCATGCGCTTCTGGCTGATGACCAGGTCGGCGGCGAGTTGCTCGGACGGGGCCTGGGTGGCGTTGAGGAGGGGGAAATACTTGTCGGCCATGAGGTCGTGCCCGACGAGGACCACCAGGTTGGGGTCTTCGCGGTACCAGGGGTCGACCATGTTGGCGATGAGGTCATACACCAGGGCGTCGACGGTCTTGAAGTCGCCGGTGGCGCCAATGCGGACCTGGTTGGCGGTGCTGCCCTGCAGGAGGACGTTGGCCGCCTTGTCGGTCTCGTACTTCTTGATCCAGCCGATGTTGACGTCCTGCAGCAGCGGGTTGGTGACCTTGTTGGTCGTCGCCGCGGCGCTGGTGCCGTTCCAGCCGATCATGATGCGGTCGAGCGCCTGGCGGCGCAGGATGGCGTCGCGGATGCGGGTCTGGAAGTCCGCGAACTTGGCCCACAGGTCGAGCTTGGCGTAGGTGATGTGGGTGTCGTAGTTGGTCTGCTTGCAGACGTATCCGGTGCCGTCGAGCGTGGTGGGGTCGCTGGTGGCGCGGTCGGCGCTGCTGGTGTCCGTGCGGCCGGCAATGGGGCCGCCGATGCCGAGGCCGAGCTTTTCGCCGTTCTGCTCGGTGACGGGGACCATGTTGATGCGCTGCAAAATCGGACGAGTGCTGGATCTTGGTCTCGAGCGTCTGCTGTACCGGGGTCGATACGGCGAACTTGGTTGCGGCGGATTCAACGCCGTTGAGCTGGGCGATGGTCTGCAGGTAGGCGTTGTACGCCAGGCGGGTTTCGTTGCGCATGAGGGCGGCTCCGGGTTCTGGTGTAGGCGGTTGGCGGGCTGGGTCAGCAGTCGGTGACGACCTTGCCGTCGCCGCCGGTGGCGGCCGGGCGCTGGGTGCCGGGGGCGGGTTCGGCGTCGAGCTGGGTGCGGAAGGCGTCGAAGGCTTTGGAGACTTCTTCGAGGCCGGCGCTCAGGGCGGCGACCTGGTCCTGCAGGGTCTTGATGGTGGCGGTGGCTTCGGTGCGGGCGGCGGTGAAGTCGGCGACTTGCTTGGCGTGGGCTTCGGCCAGGGCGGAGAAGCTGCCTTCGAGGTCGTCGGCACTGAACTGGGGCGCGGCCGGGGCAGGCGGGGTTTCGGGCTTGGCGCCGATCAGGCCCTTGATGCGGGAGAGCAGGGTCTTGTCTTCGGTCGGCGTGGGGGTGGCGGCCGGCGGGGTGTTGTTGGTGGTTTTCGGGTCCATGTCGTCCTCGAATTCGATGGTGGTGGGGGTGGCGGCCGTGAAGATGTTGTCCGGGGAGACTTTGCGGGCCTTGAGGGGGGATGCGTCGGGGTTGGCGGCCGAGAA